AATGTAAAGGTAAAAAATTTCTCGCACCTCCAAAATTCCCCCAATTACCAGCCTTCTCTACTATAAAAATAATTTGCTAATTACGCTATTATTTTCTATCAAAGTATATACAAACTATCAAATGCATGTTATACTATATATAGAAAGTTAAATAAGAACACAAGGAGGCAACACATTATGACAAACTCAAACGACAAATTACTACGGTATTACACACTACTCACAATCGACACAAGAAAGGACAGTATTTTAGTCTCTCTACCATTGAATGAGCATAAAGATATAGCAATGAAATTATGCGAATCAAATAACCGCATCAGTAAGAACACTGGGCTAGGCTACATGAAGTGTATTATAGAAGAAAAGGTAATTAGACCGTCAGGGTGCTGTACAACTATCAATGAAATTAATTACTATGATGAACAAGGAAATGAAACTATGCTATTTGAAGGAGGAACAAGATAATGGAAAATAAAACTACGGTTATCGACATTAAAAGAACAAGCGACTATGTAATTTATGAGGCTACAGGTTACGACATTTTAGAGGGTAAAACAGTTAGTAGCATCAGAATGGTTTTACTAGGTGACGAACTAATAGCCAGAGAAGGACATCGTTCTATATTACCTGATTTATATACACCTAGTATTTTCACCTTCTTATCTGAACTAGAAAAAGAAAACGAATACCTTTATAACCTAGTTAAAAATGATTTAAGGATGATGACAATATGATAACATTATTCTTCTGTGCCATAATCGTACTAGTAATGGTGGTTGGAATAGCATCAACACTTGGAGGACGGGAAGAAAAGCCCGTTCCTTCAATGGCAACACAGAGCCTACATATCGAGATCAACCGCCTAAATCGTGAGATCGAACAACGCAAAGAAACATTAAAAAACTTGACTATTGACGAGATCACGCAACTTACACCCATCGTCAATGAAGCATTAGATATTTACGATAGGTTCAACATTAAAATACCTAAAGACATCTTAGAGGATACATTGTATCAACAATTTGAAACAGTTAAAGAAGCTATAGAATACATTGAGGCACAACGTCAACACTGGTCTTATGAAAATAGAAAAAGATTACCTAAAGGAGCGTACCAAAAATGAACCATACAAAGGACATTCAACTAATAGCATTAGAAGTTATTTCAGGTAAACAAAGATTAGTACAGGAATATTTAACATCAATGTATGCTTTAATACATGCTGAACATTTTAATAAACAACATTTAGTAGACAATACACCAATGCATGAAGTTTACGTATTATACTCTAAGAAAGGTAGAACATTCGCTACAATTGATCCTTATTTCGGTCATAAGTCAAGAGTACAAAAAATAGATGCTTACTTGATGAAGATTGAATTTTGTCAAGAAGAATATAGACAACATCCACAGCTAGGACATATTGAATATGATAACTTTAAGTTTGTGAAAGGAGAAAATGTCGTATGAATTATTTACAGGTAGAAATGGTGCTACAATTTATGGTCTTACACGGAGTCATCAATCATCAGCAATATACAGAACTATTACAAAAGACACTACCATATCTAAGGTAGTGCCTTTTTTCTTTAGAATACATTTAATTTTTTAAACATTTCATAACCTATTTTACGTACTAGAATGCTGTCAAAACGTAGGTAAGAATGTTTGAAAGCCTGAACTGTTTTAAACAACTCAAAATGGTTCTTATAGTTGTCAAGCAAGAATCTGTTAATATTATGATCCTCATCCGTTAATGCGTATACTTTCTTTGTGTTAGGATCGTGCGCCTGACTCATATAATATAAACCTGCCACAGGATCACACCATACACCGAACGTAAAGCCTTCAAAAACGATTGAGCAAAGGAATTTAGCATATTTACTTCTTTTTTCAACGAACGTATAAGAGTCATTCATAAATTTATTATTTAAGTCCATCTGACCATAGTTAGTATCTTTAATAAGTGTTCCAAACTTTGTTTCTTGTTTAGAAGCTGAAAATTCTTTAGAGTCAGGAATTTCAACTACCATACTTTGATAAGCATTATATCTTTTTTCAAGGTCAGGAACTATGTCAAAATAGAGAAAATAAGGGTTTACAATTGACGTAGCATTTGATGCCATTAAATAGCGAACGTTGTTTCTATCACGGAATACAGTACGTCCAAGATTCAATAGTGCTTCTACTTCATTGTCAATGTACCGACTATTATCCTTCTCACGTAGAAATTCATCAAAGAATATTGTTCTTACGTTCGGGTAGTCAACACCTTTTTCACTTTGCCAAGCACTTAGAGGGATAGCGTACCCTGCTTTTTTACCATCAATCCAAAATTCTCTACCTTTAACTTCAAACTTATGGTCTGGAAACTCTTTTGCCACAGCATCAAAAAACTGACCTACCTTTTTTAATTCTCCTTTATATCTCCGCAGGTATATAAATTGGAATCCTTTTTCAATATATTCTTTTATAACTTGTCTTTTAATGCCATATGTCTTACCTATAGAACGACCACCTATAACCATGTTCATAACACGGTCATAGGATAGAAGTCTGTCAGGTTTCCAGTAAATCGGTTCTGACATTATTTTTCACCTCTTTTAATCTTCAATACCTTTCCTGCTCTGATAAGAGAAGCATTTTTAATAGAATTACGTTTCTGAATAGCATTTACAGTTGTTTTATGATCTTTAGCAATACTATATAATGTATCACCTGTTTTAATTCTATATGTTTCAGTGGTAGCTTTCTTTTTAAGTGACAAGAATTCTACAATCGCATCAACATGCCCCTTTGCAACTAATTGTAAATACTTATCATCTACCAGTAGTTTTCTATCATATTCGTTTGATACAAATAAGTTTTCTGTTAATACCGCAGGTGCTTTAGTAGAACGTAAAACTTGTACATCTTGTTCTTTAATACCTCTATCAGTTCTACCGTATGCCTTATTAACAGTAGATAAGTGCTTGTGAAAAATTTGACCTTGTTTACTTTTACCATAACCTAGATATACTAATGTTTCATATCCGTTTGCTGTTTTATTAGCAACGGAATTAACATGGACACTTAAAAATAGATCAGCTTTATTAGTGTTAGAAATAGTACATCTTTCGGAAAGAGAAGGGTATACATCCGATAATCTAGTGTATACTGTTTTAACGTCATAGTTTAATAGTTCTTCTTTAATTAGTTTAACAATTTGTAAAGCTACATTTTTTTCGTATACACCTCCTGCGGATGCGCCCGAATCCTTACCTCCGTGACCTGCGTCAATAACTACTGTTTTCATTTTTTAGTACCTCCTTTTGTGATAGCTGTTAGAAAGTCGATAAAACTAGAACCGTCTTTTCCATCTTTAGTTAAACCTAGATGACTGAATATACTATTAAATTCACTGAAAATATATGCGGTTAGAAAAGCTATCAAAGCAGGAACACCAACATCATACGGTACTAGAACAGTCATCGGAATGAATAGACATATAACAACGAACCTACCCATCTTTTGAACTATACCGTTTAAAGCAATACCAGACTTAAATTCTACATCTTTATTAAATTTAGCGTTAATCCAACCCAATGTCATATCTAATATATTGGCAACTAAGATAATTCCTAGTTGAATACTAATAATACCATCCTGACTAGCCGCCAATCTATTTAACCACTCGAACACAATATTCATCTCCATTTTACCTCCATCCATTTAGTGCGTCAGATAGCAAAAGGTGGATAAGGTCATTTTTATTGTTTTTATCATCTCCACCATCACCGCCATCGTTGTCACAATCTTCATAGTTGCTAGTTTTCCATTTATACCCGAAACCGTTCGCTATTTCTACATTGTTTACGGCAAATACGTCATATATGTGTAGTGGATTTGTTCGTGTAAATTCTGTTCCTTCCCATACGTCTAAGTGCCAATGTTCTCCTGAACTATTACCACTATTACCCGTGTGACCCATGATTTGACCTTTTAGTAGTTTATCACCTACGTTGTACATCAAGTCATCATCATGTATGTTACGCCAAACTATTTCCCTCATTTTACCGTCTGCACACATAACTTGTCCGATAGATTTATAGGTTAGAATAGCTTCGCTGTCATTTCTACCTATACACTCACAATAACACGGTGCGTAGTATGGGTAATGGTGTGATTTACCTACAAAGTCTATTGCAAGCGTTCCTGCGTGAGAGAATCCTCCGCCTTCACCTTGTGTAACATATAGATAATCCATAGGGAACTGTGCTAACTGTACGCACACACCTTCACCGTCTAAATTATCATACCAATACCTAGCTTGTATCGCTCTTATAGGTTGGTTAGGTTCAGCAGGTCGTTCATAATGTTTTATAAATAGTTCCGCACATTCTTCTGGGGAACTTGTAAGTTTTGTAAATTGTTTGAATGTCATTGATGGGTGAATCCATTGTATGTTATTCTTAACTTCGTACAGTATTCTTTCTAGGTTAGAATCCATTTCTCTATATGGTAGATTCCTAGCTTTTGCCCAGTTAATATATTTTGAGGCAGGAGTCCATTGCACTAAACCGAAACCAAGACGTGTATTGCCTTCTGCTAGATTCTGCCATATACCGGGGTTTATTGTACTTTCAGTCTGCATATTGCCAAGCATTCCTGCTATGGCTTCTTTTGACCAACCTTTTTGCAAAAGGTAACCCATTATATAAGATGCGTTTATGGTCATTTCTTCCATATTCAGGAATGCATTTTTAGATACAGTCATCGTAAAATAAAACCGTTATTTGTTAGTGTGTTAGGATCACGGTTCATTGAACCAGTAGCGTCAACACAACTAATTTGTGAGCCGTTGTAAATAGCAAAACCCCATTCGCCCGCACCAGTCGTGTTAGAACTGTATGCCATGATGTCGCCACCTTGTGTAGCTTCCATAGCACGCTGTCCTGCTCTTAGAGCCTCCAGATAACTAGCATCTACTTTACCTGCTACAGCCATTACAGCACGAACACCACAGTCATTAGCTTTACCTCTGTTTAGTACAATTCTACCGCCTCTTGTAGCTTCTACCCCGTGTTGCGTGGCATTAGAAACGTTAGCTTCATTGGCGAACACGTCACCTGCGTAAGCTAGAATTCCATTTCGTCCTGCGTTTGTTAATACGGCTTGGTGTGCGTTGATCGTTGAACCATGCGTACAGTGTAAAGCGTCATTCTGTGCGTTTTTTGCTTCGCCTAGAATGAAGTTGACTGTACTAGCATTACCTGCTGTGACAGCATTTGTACCCGAATCGTTAGCCGTAGCACCGTATGCGTCAACTTGTGAAGCACGGTTAGCATAGATGCCTCCGTTTTTACCTGACGTTTGGGCGTATTCGATATTAGCAGAGGAACCACGTGTAACAACGATTCCAGAAGCACCACCTCTTAGCATGGATGCGTAACGTGCGTCTAATGCACCCCCCGCATACACCGTCACACAGTCATCTAAAGCATCATCGAAAATACCTCGTCTGGCTGACGCTTGTGAACCAGAAGTTACAAGGATGTTATGGTGACCACAATTAGTTGCGGTTGCTGAATTTAACTGTGCTGAACTACCCTGTGATATATTGAATCCAACGTCTCCGCAACGGTTAGCCGTAGCATAAGTTGCTGATAGTGTACTATTCCAGATTCTGAAACCGTCACCCCTAGTCGGGATAGAACCACCTTCCACAACTTGTGATCTATTTCCAGAGTTATCAACCGTTCCACCGTGAGCCACAACGGAAGAACCGTTGACCGCAGAAACACCGATAAATGAAGCATTAAGGAAACCTGCACCCGACATAATGCGTACGTCAGAGTTGTCTAAATGTGCGCCACATGCGTTAATCTTGTCGCCGCAATTACATAAGTCAAAGATAGTTCCAATGTTTGGTAGTGAACCATTCTTACAGTAGAAGATAGGCGTTACAGTATATTCAGGATCAATTTTTACTTCTACATCTTGTGTTAAGTATCTAGTGTCAACGTTGACCCTTTCATCTTCTGAAATGATTGTTACATACGATAGGTTCAAACCTTCTAAAAATACTTGTTCTTTTAGCTCATGTCCTTTTAGTATTTTCCATGTTATTTTACCTCTATTGGCTACAATTTTTTCGGAAAGTGCGTCTACAGCTTTATTTAATGTAGGGTAGTTTCCGCCTTCACCAATTGTGTAAGTAGTAGATTCACGAATGAATAATGCGTCAATAGCATCATTAATTTGCTTTGTAATAGTGTCAATTAGATCAGAAAGTTTTTGTTCTAATTCTACTTTTGTTACATAATCTTTTAAAGTGCCTTTTAGCAGTTCTTCTATTGTTCCGTCTGCGAGCCACTTATCAAGTATATCCTCGACAATTTTTTTCATGCCCTCTTCTAACCACTTAACTAAGTTATTCCATTTATCTACAATATCCTTAAATATTTCATCAATATATTGTAAGTGGTAGATAATCGCATTTACTTTTTCTAGCATTGTCAAGCTACCATCGTTGGCTGTAGGTAAATAATACGGATAAGGCTGTATATCTAGCAACGGTGTTTGGTAGTTAACAGGGGATAGTTTTTCCGTCATGGTGTGACCTCCTTAATAGATCATTAAAAATAGTTCTCTCATTTCTTCAAAGATCATATTTTCTATCCTTAGTAAAGTGTTACGGTACTTTTGTAGCATCTCGCTATAAGTTTCCGTACCTGTTTTACCGAATTCATGGAATATATAATCTTCTACATTGTTTATAGAACTATTAAAAGTATCTTTTGTGTTAGCCTTACTTGTAGTATCTGTTTTACCTTTTGCGTCTGTTTCAGCCGTTCCGATGTCTGAACCTGTTAAATCGCTAGTTCGATCAGAATCACGATTACTCGTACCCGAGTCCTCTTTGATATTGGAAGCGTAAGGTAAAGCACCTTCACCGTCAGAGACCGTCAAATTCAATCTGCTATCAGGCATGTTTGACTCTACTTTACGGGTGAAAGTTTTATCTTTTTGTGAGCCTTTGTCTACTTCTCTTGACGTTTGGTCGTTTCTACTGTCATTTTTGACATTGCTAGTTCTATCCGTTTCTGAATCAAAAGAACTATCAGTATTTCTTGTGTCATCCTGTTCCTTATTGTTCTTTTTATTGTAGTCTCTGGTAATATCTACATTTTTCAACGGATCGAATTCAATTAGCTCTGATTCAAACATCTTAGACCAATAACCCATATTAATACGCAACCAAGTTTCTAAGTGAAAGAAAAATTGTGCTTCTGTCTCGAACCCTATTTCGTTAAAATAAAACCTACGTAGAAAATTAGTTTCAAATACAGCTTTATAATTTTCATCAAAGAAGGGGTATTTAAAATTAAAAATCTTTTTTCTACCTATTTCTATTTTTTCAGTTTGAGACACATCTTCCATATGCTGACTGTGCATTTCTACAAGGTGGCGTAGTTCGGTTGTTCTACTCGACATTTTTAGCCACCTCACCTTGTAACATGGACTTCATATCATCGAATACTTCTTGTCTTATTTCTACTTGAACATCTAGACCGTATAATTCGTTGATATTTTTACATGCTTCTTTTCTAGCCTTTAACATGACATTTCCGCTTGCTTCAATCTGCTCATTGTTGCTATGGACTTCTGCCGTATTAAGACGTTCTTTTTTCTCTGTATTAGCTGTGTTGTATCCTAAATACATCATAGCTTCACGCCAGAGAGCCATAAATTCTATGTCTATTTTATCCACTACGTAAGGCGCATTAGTGTTAAATACTTCCATAGATTTTAAGTCTAGTTTTTTATCTACCATTATTGCAGGTGCGTTGCCTTCCATTTCATCAAATATGTTAAGCCATGTTAGCTTATCCATTTGACCGTTAACACCAATAAAAACAGGTGTTTTTTGAGCTTTTAGATTGACAGATTTTATCTGCTTTGTGTTAGCTAATTCTTGT